GAGCTAGCACTTCATTGGTAATGTCTAGGTATGTATAAGCCATCTCTCACCTTATATATGAATAATCGGATAGGGTAAGACGCCCCCTAAGGGACGCCTAGATAGGTTTAAGCTAAGTCGCGAGCAACTTCGCCAGCTACCTTAGAAGAACCGATTGAATCGATGGACATCAGCATTGCGAATACCCGGATTTTACCGGAAGTAAACGAAGCGCCTGAGCCAGCAAAAGTACAATCAAGAGTATCAGCAGCACCGTGGACTTCTTGTCCAGCAGCAGCAGCCATTGGAGCATAGTCACCAACAGAAGCACCGTCAACGTCATAGGCAGCAACCCATTCGTTAGCGTCTACAGCTGTACCAAGAGTAACCGTAACGTCAGTACCAGTGTTAGCTGTTACAGACTCGATAACTTCGATGCCAGCAGTCATGATCATTGTATTTGCAGGGATAGTCAAAACCTGAAGAATGTCTCCAGAAGATGGGTCTGTAGTTTCAACTGTAAGATCAACTTCTTTTTCAACGAAGTACATCTTCGGACCGGGGTTGCCCCGACCGCCAGCTGCTTGTACATATGCAGTTAGAGTAGCCATATTATATATTCCTTTCAAGAATATGTATATTAGATTAAGGTAGAGGCCCCCTGAGGGAGCCCCTTTAGAAACCTTAGGCCAAGTTATACTTAGCAGTTACGAGGGCTTCAGGACGGAGAATCTTCCGACCGTATAGATGCATACCACGAACGATGTCAGCAAAGCTGTCTGGGTCACGGTAAGTTTCAGTCTTGTTGATCTGCTCAGCAGTTGCTGTTGCAGAATCATGACCAGCTACGATAACACCGTAGTCAGTGTTCTGGTTAGCAGTACCTGCAGTACCAGCACCACCGCCAACGACAGGCAGGTTGTTGGATACATATACGCGGAAACCATTCCACTTGCTCATGACCAGACCGTTGCGAAGCGCACCAGAATCACCGTAATCGGCATTAAGGAAACGTGAATCTTCGTCCATAAGGACTTCCATCATGATCGGGTCTATTACGATCCAACGTCCGTCTTTGTCAACGTTCTGGACGTCAAGAAGACGACCCATGCGATTGATCATCATAACAGGCGAAACGTATGCTGTTGGGAGTGCAGTTGCACCCGGCAAACGAGCAGCGATCGGTGTTGAGTGATCACCAGCAGAACTAGTAGTGATGTTGCCGAAAGAACCTTTGATCAACTTCATTGAAGTCAACAATTCGTCTGTACCAGCAGTAGAAACAGAAACAGTACCGTTTACAGTAGTGTTAACGCCATCGGCATTAGCATGTAAAGCAGACTGAGCGTAACCGGACAAGTAACCTAGAACTTCTTGGTCAAGCTGGTCAGCCAAGCGGTAAGCCGCACGGTTGGTAGCAAGGTCCATGAAATTGACGTGGCTATGGGCTTCTTCGATATCGTCGATCTTAAACGCGAAGTAGTTAGCTTTGTCGATTACCAATGAGAAGTCCTCATCGTCCAAGTCTTGAGCAGCAATCTGAGTACCACGAGCATAAGCAGATACACTGATCTCAGGCTCTTTTATAATCTTTACTGTGTCGCCTTGGGCAGCGATTTCCCCAAAATAATCAGAGTTAGTGATGTCGTTACAGATTGCTTTCTTACGGAATGCAAGTTGTACTTTCTTCGAGTAAATTACACTCGAGAAGTTACCGTTAGGTAAGTTGCCGTGACCGGCAGCTGAAGTAAAAGCCATTGAGATATCCTCCAAGGATGTTGGGCTTGATAAGTAAGAATCCAGTCGATAGTGGGGATTCCAGTTAAGAGAACCTAAACAATCCGTCTAAGAGGCTGATGTCTTTCTAGGGTGCTTTATGTGTTCAGCTGGCCAGCCTATTCACAAAGGGCCTGTACTTAATCAGGTAAGTCTTAAAGATTATTAGTGTTCAGTTGTGACCGTAGAGGTCAACTGTAGGGGTCGAAAGGGTGTCCTCAGAGAGGGGCCTTCTAAACTCCTACAGTTATACCATACTAGTTCCTTGATGTCAAGGATTTAATTGAGTATAGCGGTATTACCTTGCTCTACCAGAGATGTCATATACAAACTTCCCTGATTGCATTGCTTCTTGGATCGCTTCGTAGTTATCTTCGAATTGCTTGTCGCTCATCTTAGCTACGTTCGATTCCTTAATCATTTGTCCTGTACCCTCTGCATCAACGGATGTACGAGTACGTTTGGATACTGTCTTAGCTGCGTCCTTAGCAGAAGCCTTCTTAGCTGAAGGAGTTAAGCCATTGTCAACCTTATACAGGTCGAGTACACGGATAACACTCTTAGCATCGTCAGAGTTCTCATAGAGAGCGTCTCTTACCCACTTAGGTTGGTCTTCAACCCAATCATGGAAGCCATCACTAGCACGTAGATCATCGAAGTCATTGTGTGCTTTACTGATCTCAGTCTCAGCCTTAGTACGAGCAGCTTCATAGTTAGCTTCATCGAACTCCTTAAGACGTCCCTCAGCAGATGCAAACTTCTCAGTAGCCTTACGTTCAGCAATAGACTCAACGATAGCAGCTACGTCTGGGTACTTGGCTGACCAAGCTTCGATGTCTTCATTAGACTTAGGAGGACGGATAGATGTAGGACTAGATTCAAGAGACTCAATACGAGATTCCCATTCCTTTTCCTTAGCAGCTAGATGACGACGAAGATCACCGTAGCGCTTCTTAAAGGACTTCTCCTCGCGGCTTAGGTTCTCGTCTTCTTCCTCAGTAGCTTCGACTTCAATAGGGGCATCAGCCTCTACTTCGTCTGCTTCACCTTCTTCAGAACCATTCTGGAGCTTCATTAGCTCTTCTAGTTCTTTCTCGTCCTGATCTATACGAGCTTGTTTAGATGAGTAGTTAGAACCCCTTGAGGCAAAGCCTGCAGTCTTAGGGGTCGCATTAGTTACGATATCAGCCATTATATGTATTCCTTTATGTTGGGGTCAGCTTATAGCCGAGTGGCCTTATTTGTTATTGTAGGAGTAGTAGTTATTTACGTTTGCCTAGACCCTTCGTGCTCTTCTTAGGGACTTTGACTTCAGCTTTAGCTCGTTCCTGAACGAACCCACCTTTAGCAAAACCAGTACGACCAGTAGTGTTCTTACCAGTCTTTATGTCTGCCATCTTTGCAGCAGCTTTGTGTGATCTGTCTATCATGGTTTTGACTGTACTTCCCTCACCGGGTCGTCCCCCAGAGTTAGCTATAACCTTAGCACCAGCATCCATTGAGGCACGGTAAGCTGCATGACGCTCAGCTGCATTCTGTGAGTTATCGCTGTCTGATTGGTTGTTAGCAGCTATCCTTTCAGAACTAGCAGCCGATGTAGCAGATACAGGGTCTACGTTAGTCACATTAGGGTTTGTCTGGACTCTGTTTGTACGTACAGGAGCGGATGTCTTACCCCAGTTGGATATTGCATCCTTCTGTGCTGAAAGAGCACGAGCGCCCATACGACTACCGTTAGTCATAAAGGTTGGCAGGTTCTCTAGCTTCTTAGTCTTGATGTAGGATGCGATACCTTCGTCAAGCAGGTCTGCCTGATCCACGTTACCGCTCTTACGAAGAACAATTGAGTTAGCTTTAGCTCGTGCGATGTTACCAGCTAGTACGATTTTACCGATGATACCCTTCTCTAGGATACCTCCAGCAGCCTTAGCTATACTTTCAAAGAAGTTATCTTCATCTTCACCAGAAGCTTTAGCTGGACCGAGACCAAGAGTATCCATTGTGCCAGCAAAGAGAGTCTCAGGATTAGAGTAATCAAACTTCTCCATCCACTTGTTAGGGTCAGCAGGTTCTGCATTCATTTCTGCCATAAACCGTTCTTGGTCAGCATCACCACCAGAAGCATACCGAGCAGCGTTAGCATTAGCAGCAGCAGCTGAGGTATCAACATAACCACCACCAGCAGGGGCAGGGGTAGCAGCAGCAGGTGCCTCAGTAACCGGAACACACTGGTACTTAGCAGCGTCCCACACAAAGCCGGGGCTACACTGGGGAGCCGTACCGACTGTAGGTGCAGCGCCAGTTACAGATGTTTCAGCTGA